GTTGCNCAAGCTGTGTTTGTCGCCCGCTTATGAACATTTTTTCGGGGGTGTTTCGCTTCAATAGGATTTTCAGGGGGTTAGATGGCAAAAAAGGAAAATAAAGACCTTCCGGTACTCAAAAAAGCCGTCACTATCGGCCAGATTACCGGTCTCAAGCTGAACGAAAAAGACGGCTCCTGGAACATCACTGTCAACGTCCAGCGCGAACACGTACCGGCCAATGTCGAGCAATGGGCGTTCCAGACCGTGGTGGTGGCTGTCCTTGAGAACGAAGACGAGGCGCGGAAGGTCATCGAGGACGGATGGGGGGGGCTTACCGAGTGAAAGACGACCGGCCCCGCGTTTCTCTGCAAAGGATTTGCCAGGCGCTTAAGCTCACATCCCGTCGCGTGCAGCAGCTTATCTCTGACGGCATCCTTCCAAAGCCCGAAGGCGTTACAAAAAACGCACGTTATGACCTGCTTGAGTCCATATGGGCCTACTACGGGTGGAAGGAGGCTCAGGCCGTCCAGAAGGTGACACAGAAGGCCAATCTACAGCCAAGGACTGAGGACGACATCAAGCGGGTAGAGCTTCAATCCAAGCAATTCAAACTTGACCGGGAAAAAGGCCTCTTCATCCTGAAAGATGAAGTTTCGGCCGAACTCGTTAAACGCATCGTCATTCTCAAGCGCGACTTCAAGGTTCTTGAAAACCGGCTCCTGAAGCATCCAGAGGCCCGGGACATCGTGAAAAAGGCCCACTGGAACATGATGGCCGTGTATAGCAAGAAGACAGGGGTGTTCCGTGGCAAGAAATAACCTCGCTCCGTGGTGGCCAGAAGAATTAAGGGCATGGGAACCCCCCGAAGACCTTTCTGTGTCAGAGTGGAGCGACAAATATCGCATTCTCACATTCAAGGCCGCCAAGAATGGCCCGTGGGAAACCTCATTCAACCCCGTCATGCGTTCCATCATGGACGCCTTTAGCTCCGATTGTGTTCGGGAAATATGGATTGAGAAGCCCGCGCAGGCCGGGGGTACCGATTCCATACTGAATATGGTCGGCTGGGCGATCACTGAGGACCCGGGCACTACTTTGATCGTCGAGCCCAACGAGGACCTTGCCGTCGAGTTGTCCACTGACCGCCTTGACGACATGGTACACCATTGCGATCACCTGATGGAGATGGTTGTCAACGAACGTGACGACCTTCTTGCCAAAAAGAAGAACTTTTCCACCATGACCGTCTATTTCGGATGGGCCGGGTCCGCAATCTCCCTGGCATCCCGGACTGTCCGTTACGTCTTCTTCGATGAGGTCAACAAGTACGGTAAATGGACGAAGGAAGAGGCAAGCCCTTTGGCCCTGGGCGTGGAAAGGACCGCCACCTTTGAGGACATGGCGAAAATAGCCTACGCCTCGACCCCGACCATCGACGACGGCTATATCACGAAAGGGGAAGAAGCCTGTTCCGCCCGTTTCCGGTACGTTATAACCTGCCCGGAGTGTGGCCATAAGCAGACGTTTCGCCTCGAACAGGTCAAATTCGGTGAGGACCATACCCCGGCCGTTGTCGAGGACACCGCATGGTACGAGTGCGAAAAGTGTAGCGGTAAGATCCACGAGGATCAGCGGATGGAACTTGTTCGTCGCGGTGAATGGATGGACATCATTTCCGGTCTTTCCTTCGATGAGTGTATTTCCAAACTCCGGCCGAGAAGTGTCGGTTTTCAGTTCAACCGCCTTTATACCCCGTGGTTCTCCTTTGGCAAGGTGGCGGCAAAGTTCCTTGTCACCCATTCCATCCCCGAGGACTTCATGAACTTCGTCAACTCATGGATGGGTGAGGCGTGGAAACAAAAAGCGGAGTCTATAACGACCCATGAGCTTGAAAAGAACAAGACCGACCTGCCCGCCCTTGTGTGTCCTGCCAACACCGTAGCCCTGACATGCGGCATCGACCCCGGACAGGGCGGTTTCTGGTTCGTAGTCGTCGCCTGGACACGCCCCATGACCCCTCATGTCATCCATTACGGGTTTGTCACGACAGAGGAAGAGATCAACGCGATTATCCACGAACACGGCTACTCAGTGGAACAGATCGACCGGTTGTTGACCGTGTGGCGCGGCGGCATGGATACGGGCGGCTCCAAGTACGATGACGACGACATGACGATGACCGAACGGGCCTATCTCTGGATCAGACTTCATGGCGCCGGTAAGATAGTCGGCACCAAGGGCATGTCGAGCAACCGGACAGGCTATAAGATCAGGATCACCAAGATCGACAAGACCCCGAAAGGCAAGCCCCTGCCCGGCGGTGTTGTCCTCTACAATCTCGACACGGCAAGGTTTAAGGACGCTATCCACATGCGGCTAGGATTGGAAGAAGGGCAACCGGGCCGCCTCACGTTCCATTCGGACACCAAGCACGACATATTCAGCCACATATCAGCAGAGGAGAAGATACAGACCAAGCGCGGTGTCTATGAATGGGTGGCAAAAGGGGCGAATCACCTCTTTGACTGTCTGGTTATCGCCTTTGCCCTTGCCGATCCTGAAGCGAATGGAGGTGTGGCGGTTCTCAGGCCGCATGTGCCCGGACAGAATCCCAAAGGACACCGGCGGGTAAGGTCATCGGGGGTTGAGATATGAAATTTCCCGACCTTCCCGAGAAAAGCCTGTTGACCCCCGAAGAGGTGGCGAAGTTTCTCACCGTGTCCAAGCAGACCGTTTACAACTGGTGTGAATCAGGCGAATTGAGGTGTGCAAGGCCCAAGGGGGTGTTGAGAATCTACCGCGTATCAGTCCTTGAAATGCTCCGCAAGAGTGATCCTTTTACCCCTACCAAACAGCAGCGAAAAGTGATAAATCAGGGCATCAAGGTTTGATAATCCGTAAGGTGTTGTAATGATTGCCTATAAGCCATTTAAACCCCTCAAAAATAGTTTCAAAATCGTATAAAATCGTATAAATCCGTATAAGGTCGTTTTACCCCTCCTCTTTTATCCTGTCCATATCATGGCAGGAAGAACGCTGGCAAATGCACAAGCAGATTATGATGCTGTTCACGGCGCATACCTAAAAGCCTTGCAGTCCGAAGAATATCGGACAGGTGGCGGCAACAGTAACCGGCGAAGCAAGTCGGACGAGCTGTACAAGCAGATGATGACGCTCGATGCCGAGATTAAGCGTCTTTCCCGGGGTGGCCTCAGAATCAGGGGCGGTACGCCCGTATGAAACACACCGCAAAGATAGGCAAGAAAACATCCATAACCGTTCAAGACAATTTCATTGACCGCGCTGTAAATTTCCTCGATCCAGTCCGGGGCGCTCGTCGCCTCAGATCTCGCTTCGCCCTTGCCCTATCCGAGATGTATTTCGCCGCGTCAACCTCTCGACGTTCCCTGTCCGAATGGTCGCCGAAAGATTCAGATCCAAACGCAACACTTCAATTCGACCTTGACAAAATGCGCCAGCGGAGCAGGGACGCTATCCGCAACATTCCCCTTGCCACCGGCGCCATCAACACGGTTGTAACGAACGTGGTCGGCGGCGGTCTTTCCCTACAATCACGCATCGACCGGAGCATTCTCAAGAACATCAGCGACGAACAGGCCGACGCCTGGGAATCGAAAGTCGAGTCCGAATGGTCGTTGTTTTGGGATACGAACGAGGTTGACGCCGCAAGAACATTGAACGGGGCCGGGCTCACGGAACTCGCCTTCAGACAGGCGCTCGAAAACGGCGAATCATTCGCAAACCTTCCCCGGATAAAAGGGCGCAACACCCCTTACGAGCTGAAAATACAGCTTGTCGAAGCGGACAGGGTGAGCAACAAAAACAACGAGCCCAACAGCGACAGTCTCTTTATGGGTATTGAGAAAGACCAGTATGGGGCGCCTGTCGCCTATCACATCTGTAATCAGTTCCCCTATACGACGCTATCCACGGAATCCCTGACATGGGAGAGGATCCCCGCATATGGAAGCCAAACCGGACTCAAGAACGTCATCCACCTGTACCGGATGCTCAGGCCCGGGCAGACAAGGGGCATTCCCTATCTCACGCCCGTCATCGAATCCCTGAAACAGCTCGGACGGTACAGTGAATCCGAACTCATGGCGGCGGTCATCAGCTCCATGCTCACCGTGTTCATCAAGACCGAGGCCGGCGAGTCCGACCTTGACGTTGCCGAACTCGGCGCGGAAACGGGCGCAAAGGCCGGGGACAAAGATGTCAAGCTCGGTTACGGCTCCATCATCGACCTTGCGGAAGGGGAAGACATTTCCACCGTCAACCCTCAACGGCCTAACACGGCCTTTGACCCATTCGTGCAGGCGATTCTCAGACAGATAGGCGTGGCCCTTGAGCTGCCCTTTGAAATCCTGATCAAGCATTTCACGGCATCCTATTCAGCCGCACGGTCGGCACTTCTCGAGGCGTGGAAATTCTTCAATTCCCGCCGTCAGTGGCTTGCCCTCAATTTCTGCCAGCAGATTTACGAGGTTTGGCTGTACGAGGCAATTGCATCGGGCAGGATATCGGCCCCTGGATTCTTCAACAATCCGCTCATCAGAAAGGCATACTCGGCCGCCGAATGGATAGGGCCCGCACCGGGACAGATCGACCCCGTGAAGGAAGTCTCGGCCGCAGAGAAACGCCTTGCCCTGACTCTCACCACCCGCGCACAGGAAGTCGCGGCGATTGGCGGCGATTGGGACAGCGTGATTGCACAGGTGAAGAAGGAGCGGACCCAAATGCAGGCCGCAGGGATCAACCCGGACGTAAACCCGAAGACGGGAGCACAGCCGCAGGATGCCCCCGAAGATGCGGTCGGTCAAGGAGGTAGCGAATGAAAGTCCTAGACGTTTTGACCAGTCCGTGGGCCATAATCCCCGAAAAACTGGCAGAAATACAGGCGATATACGCAACTCACCTGCACGGCCCGAAGATCGACATCGAGGGCATCGAGGCACAGATAGGTAAGACTCTGAATAACGAGCAGAAACCCTATCAGGTTGTCGACGGTGTTGCCCTGATCGAGATTAACGGCGTCATCGCCAAGCGGATGAACCTGTTCACGAAGATATCGGGCGGAGTCTCCACACAGATAGCAAAGCGTGACTTTGAGCAGGCCTTCGCCGATCCCGAAGTAAGGGCGATCATCCTTGTCATCGATTCCCCGGGCGGTACAGTCGACGGCACCGAAGAACTGGCAAACGCAATCCTCGAAGCCCGCCAGCAGGAAGAAAAACCCATCGTCGCCTACTGTGACGGCCTCATGGCATCGGCGGCCTACTGGATAGGCTCCGCTGCGAACCGCATCTACATAAACGGCATGACGGCGCAGGTAGGTTCCATCGGCGTTGTGGCGACACACGTCGATTACAGCGAGTGGGAGAAGAAAGCGGGCGTAAAGACAACCGAAATCTACGCGGGCAAATACAAACGCATCGCATCCGAATACGAACCCCTGTCAGCAGAAGGCAGGGAGTACATGCAGGACCACGTTGATTATTTCTACTCAATTTTTGTCAACACGATGGCCAGGTGCAGACCTGAAAAACTTCAGATCCCCGAGAGCGGTGATCCCTCGTGGGCAGAAGGGAAGATCTTCATCGGCCAGCAAGCAATAGAATCGGGACTCGTGGACGGGGTTTCCACTCTCGAAGGCCTCATAATCAAACTCTCGCAGGGTGGCTCGAATTCACTCCTGAGAGAGCAAATCGCAGAAGACATTGAAAGGAGGAACAAAAATGGAACTCACGGTTGAAAAACTGAAATCAGCATACCCGGAGATTCACGCCGCAATCCTGAAAGAAGGCCATGACGCCGGTTACAGTGCCGGTCTTGCAAAGGGCACCGAAGACGGTTTCAAGTCGGGCGCCGAGAACGAACGGGCAAGGATTAAGGGCATCGAGGATGGTTCACTTCCCGGGCATGAGGCACTTGTGTCTCAGATGAAATTCGACGGCACGACGACCCCCGAGCAGGCGGCCGTCAAAATCCTTCAGGCGGAAAAGACCATGCGGGAAACGAAACTCGAAGGTTTCAAGGCCGATGCACCCCCGATTGTTCCCACAGTCGATGCTGCCAAAGACGCACCGAAAAAGGCCGAGGGACAGGACGGAGTACTTCTCACCGAAGATCAGCTCAAGAACAAATTCAACGGCGACGCCAATCTCAGGGCGGAATTCGCTGGCGACTTCGAGGCCTTCAAGGCCTACGTCGAGGCCAACGGATAAGGGCCTGATCAAAATCTACAAAGGCAAAGGAGGTAACTAATCATGGCACTCTCAGCAGATACCAGCAGAATCTTTGAAATAGGCCCGATCAACACCCTGCCCTGTGCGGCAAGCGCAGTGATCTACAAGGGTGGCGCCGTGGGCGATAGCTCCGGTTATGCCCGTGCACTGACCGCCGGCGATCCCTTCAGGGGCTTTGCAGACGCCAAAGTGGACAACAGCGTGGACGGTGGCGCGGCGGGCGCGAAAAACGTTGATGTCAAAACTGAAGGCTATATGCAGGTGGAAATTTCCAGCGTGGCCATCACCGACGTCGGCAAACCGGTTTATATGAGCGACGATGACACTTTCACCCTGACAGAAACCTCGAATTCGCTCGTCGGCTATGTCTACAGATACGTCACCACGGACACATGTGTCATCAAATTCGGCATTAAGACCCAGTTGGGTGCGCTCGAAGTAGCAACGACAGGTGCCACCACAACCACACCATACGGCTTTGTTACCGCAGCGCAGGCCAACTCCATCGTGGCCGCCGTCAATGCCCTCGTAGTGTGGGCGAACGGGAAATAGCATGGCGATAGCCTCAATATATGTCCTTCTCTGTGTTGCCGGGTTGCCCTTTTGGGTGGCCCAGCAGCACTTAGGGGGGCGTTCTATCCCTTTCATTCTGGCCTCATGCGGATATGTCGCTTATGCGGTGATTTCGGGAGCATCTATCCCCATGGACAGCATCACACTCATAACCGGATGCATAGCCGTATGGTTATGTGCGTCCCTGATCTGGACGGACACAAAGAAAAGCGTTTTTGAACTGTTAAACATGCTCTCCTTCCTCGTCCTGTTCACAGCGGCCCGGACAGTCCCCATGGCTTTGATAGCCGTGGCGTTTTTCGCGGTGGGGTTAATCTTCGCAACGTCGCAGATGTACCATATTTGTGTTAAACGCCGTGAGATAGACGGGCACGCATATTACAGCTTCGGTAACGGGAACCATACCGGGGCATTCATGCTCATGGAACTGTTCATCGGTCTATGGCTTGCTGTTAATCTGTCTCCGTGGCTTCTCGCATTCCTTCCTCTGATAATTGCGGCCCTCATTACGACAAAATGTAAGGGCGCGATCCTGGCAACCGTTCTCGGTGTTGTAGCAGTGATCTATGCGGCGGGTTTTTGGCAGGTAGCCATGGGATTGTTCGCTGTCGTTTGGATAGCCGCGTTTCTGGTGTTCTGCAAGGTCCCATACCATTTCGAAAAGTCGTTCCTTAATAGGAAAGAGTTCTGGAAGGCTGCGATAGAACTCATCAGGAGGCGGCCCTTTCATGGTTGGGGTTTGAACACATACGCCAAAGAGCTTCCCGAGACAGCGGCCATATTGAACACTACACGACCGGCTGTCGGTAAGAGGTCCTACAGGGTCCACAATGACCATCTGGAGATCATGGTTGAACTCGGGATTGTCGGCTATGTCCTGTTTGGATATCTCTTCTCCAATCTGTCATATGACCCGATAATATTCGGGCTTTTCATGGCATTCATCGTCCATGCCTGTTTTTTCTTCCCCTTTCGTGAGGTTCACACCGGGGCGCCCTTTTGGGCCATTATTGGAGCCATGACGGGCGGGACCACGACAGTCTTGTCTGCCCCATGGCTTGTCAAGCTCATGGTGTGCGCTATCGTGACGGCCATAATCATCCGGACGCTTAAGGTTTTTCTCGGCCAATGGTATTCGGAAATGGCAAAGAACAAGGCAGGCATAACCCTTGAACAGAAACTAGCCCATTACGAGATAGCCCTTGCAAATGATCCCGACGATACCGGCTATCTCACGGATGCGGCATTCCTCTATTTCAAGGTCGATCCTATCAAAGCCCTTCTCCTGATGATGCGGTCCTTCGTGAACTATGACGGCGTAAGGATGAAACACGACATTTGCGACATGCTTGCTCGGTGCATCATCAATGCCGGGGAATCAAGAATCTGTCATTGGCTTGAAGATGAGGCCCTTCGTCTCGAAAAGGACGATAAATCGGCAATTGAAGTCAAAAACTTCCTCTACATGAGGGATAAAAGATGAAGTCATTCATCGGGAAATATAAAGACGCAACCATGGCGGTAGCCCATGGCGTAACAATCGGACAGGGCGTCCTTGTTGGCGTTAAGGCAATTTTATCACAACGAAAACAAGGAGGCACACAATGAACCAGTATCAGGGCATCACCTCAAAAGGCGTTATCGGCAGTTTCTATGCGGCACTCAGGCAGGATCTCGGCATGAGCTGGATACCCGGCCTGTCCATGCTGTTCAACAGCACGCAGGAAACGGAAACCTACAAATGGCTCGGCATGGTCCCGGGAATGCGCGAATGGATAGGCGGCCGGCAGCCCAAAGGCTTCAGGGAAAACGGCATCACCATCACCAACAAGAAATACGAGTCTACCCTTGAGGTCAATGTTGACGATCTCCGGAGGGACAAGACCGGCCAGCTCAGGGTGAGAATCGCGGAACAGGCAAGACGAGCAAACGCCCACTGGGCCTCCCTGATGTCCCACCCTCATTCTCAATGGCCCGTCGGCGGAATGCTATGACGGACAGTATTTCTTCGATACCGACCACTCCGAGGGTTCCAGCGGTTCGCAGAGTAACCAGATCAGCGTCGATATCTCCGCTCTTCCCTGTGAAGTTCACGGCTCCACGGCTGTTCCTTCGCGTGAGGAAGCGGTACAGGCAGTGCTTCAGGGCATAGCCGCGATCATCGGGTTCGTCGATGACCAGGCAGAGCCCATGAACGAGAACGCCAATTCCTTCGTAGTCATGGCGGCCCCTCAGAATCCCCTCTATCTTTGCTTGCAGGCGGGCATAAGTCTTGACAGTCTTGCCACCGGCGTTCCGAACATCGTCCCGGCCAGCGGGTTCAAGATTCAGGTTGTCCCCAACGCCCGGCTTTCCACGTGGACTGACCGTTTTGCAATCTTCCGTACCGATGCAGAGGTCAAACCCTTCATCCGACAGGAAGAGGAAGGTATCACGGTAGCGGCAAAGGCCGAAGGTTCCGAGTTCGAGTTCGATTTCGACAAACACCAGTACGGCATCAAGGCCATCCGCAATGTCGGATACGGCTACTGGCAGGAGGCCGCAGAGGTCATTCTCACGTAAGCCAAATCGGGCGGGGGTGCGACCCATCCCCGCCTTAAAAACAAAGGAGCGTTATGAATCTTTACAGGGTAGTGCAACCGATAGGCATCGACAAGGGGCGGGTAATCGAGCTTACGAAGGAACAGGCTTTTCCAAGGCTTCACAACCTGAAACCGCTTAAAGGGATGAAGTACGAGGTCAAGGCAGAAGTCCGGTTCAAGGCGGGTGAAGTGATCGGGATAGAGTTGAACAAGACCACGAAAGCCTTCGCCAAATCCTTTGAACCCGTCGAGGTCGAGGCCGGGAAAAAGAAGTAAGGGGGTTCCGATGAAACGTATCATTGCGGCAATCATCATTTTTCTGGCACTTGTGGGGACGGTTTACGCTGAGTCGAAGCCCTGTATCTCATCCGGCCTTAAAACGGCGGACGGCCAGATCATGACCAGATCGGGTAACTCCTGGACGTGCTTGTGTGGCGTTGAGATCATACCGGCGGCGGCTGACTCTTACGTGATCCTCTATGACAACACATCGGCGGCGGGTAGCGTGCTTATCAAGGCCACGGCACTGGCATCTTCAACACCGGGCGGTTATGCACCAAACGGCCAGTGCATCGCGGTCACCACCGGCATCTATGCGGACGTGGACGGGGCCGATGCGGCCTATATCGTCTGGTTCAGGGAGTAGAGAGTGAGCGATTTTCAGGACATGATCACCTCCGACCTCGACGCTGTTTTCCTCAATACCGACGAGTTCGCTCAGGAGATCACCTACGAGGGCGCCACTATCAAGGCTATTGTTCACTATGGGCCAAGGCGGAATAAGAATATTGACCGGGCCATATCGTGCGACGCATGGCTTGAGGGCGTGAAAGTGTCTGATGTGGCGACTCCGGCCTATCGGGACACGGTTGTCATCGGCGAGGACACCTACAGGGTGCTGATCGACGATACCACACAACCCGAAGGCGACGGTTATTCGTGGATCATCGACCTGAAAAAGGGCGAAAGACCGGTTCCCGGGGGGCGCAAATGAGCCTTATCCGGATGAACTATGCCGAATTTCAGCAGGATTGGGCCTACAGCACAAAGGCCATTGACAAGGCGGCTTCATCCGCTGTCAAGACGGTTGCCTACAAGACAATGATAGACCTCCGGCGCGACATCAGGCAGGGAAGGGCGGGCGGCAACAAGTTTTCGGTCCTTCGTGAGATATCGAAACACCCCGCAATGCGTCAACAGTTTTGGGCGGCAGGCGGCGGGAAGTACACGAGGATTCCCAAGAATAAGCCCCTTTGGACGCTGAGCAAGATAACCCGCTATCAGGTCAAGGAGAACAGGGACACCCTTTTCGCCTATGAGGTCGGTTTCGTCGGCCCGCTGATCTCCGGGAAGTGGAAAGAGATAGCCATGAGACAGCAAACGGGCAACTCGTACACGGTCGGCGACGCCCTGAGAAAGAAATTGAAATACATCGGCGCCGCACTCAAGAAGGCCGGGGACACCTCATATAAGTATTTCTTCGTCCAGGCAAAGAGCATGACCTTACCGGGCCGCGACATTATCGACTCTTTTCTTGCGGCCAACAGGAGCAGGATTATCGACCTTATCCGTGCCCGCTTCGAAATGAAACTCCGGGGTGAATGGATCTCACAAGGAAGGATGAAGAAATGAGCGACATGAACACCCTTTTGACGAGTATACGAGACGCTATTTCAGGCAACGCCGCAATCAAGACGTGGACTCAGGCAACGTACACGAAGGACCATAAGGTCTTTGTCGGTGTGGACACACGGAACCCGCCGGCAGAATCTGATTGTCCGTGTGTTGTGCTTTCTCCTTCCGAGAAGATGGGCGGTAATTCTGAAGATGTGATTACCCATGTGTTCAACGTCTCTTGCGAGATCATCGAGGAAACGTCTACCACATCCGGCAACAAGGTCGAATATGACGGCGTTCAGTATATCGAGACGTTCAGGCAAAAGGTGTTGGCGGCCGTCAACGGCGTGGCGGGTATCAGGATAACGAAGGTTGAAACCGCCTATGAAACGATCATGTTCTTTCCCTCGTTCATGTGCGATATGGCCGTCACGATTGAGCAGGAAACAGAATTTGGTGACGATTTTGTCCAGTAAAGGAGGGCAATTGAAAGCAACAAATTATACCCAGGCACAAATAGAGCAGTTCATCATCGATGCGGGTTCAGACAGCCTTGCCGTCTTCGGTGGAGCATATGAGGGCGGCATCCACATCCAGCAGGTGCCGGATGAATTGGCCCCGTGCATCAAAAAGATCATGGATAGCGGAGAAGAGATCGGGGCCATGCTTGAGATAGGTTCTGCGGCTGGAGGCACCTGTTTTATCATGCAGTACTTTCTTAGACCTGGGTCTATTCAGATAATCGACGATAACAACCATCCAAAAGCATGGTTAAGGCCCGGCATCCTTAGAAACATAGCGTTTGATGAAATCATTGGTAGTTCACGAGACCCAGAAGTCATTCGCCAGGCTGTCTTTGACATCGACCTCCTGATTATCGACGGAGATCACAGCTATGAAGGCGTGAAAGCGGATATCGACAATTACCTGCCTATGCTCAGGAAGGGCGGTTTTCTCGTTCTCCATGACACCATTTTTGACGATTGGGGTGTGGGTAAAATGGTGGCCGAATTGAAGGAAGGGACAAAGGTGATGTTCATCGAGGAATATGTATCGGACGGCCCCCACAAATGCGGCCTCGCCCTTTTCAGGAAGGTGAGCGAATGATATCGATCATCATCCCTGTCATCAGACCTGATAAGGCGCAAAGGTGCATAGAAGCGATCAAGGCCAACGCAGACGGTATTGGATACGAGATAATAGCCGAAGTGGACGCGGATGGAATAGGTTGCCCGGCCATGGTGAAAAAGCTCGTATATCAGGCAAAAAACGATTTGATCATGTTTCTCGGTGATGACACCATTCCTCAACCGGGTTTCCTGAAAGCTGCCCTTGATGCCATGAACGCCCTTCCTGATGGTTGGGGCGTAGTCGGTCTCAACACCCAGGATGACCGGCACGGTGTCGGATTCAATCCCAGGGCTCACTGGATGGCACACCGAAAAATGCTCGAGTATATTCCGGGCGGTGACTTTTTCTCCCTGGAATACCATCACTGCTACGGTGACGACGAGCTGCAGGACATTGCAACGGAGCTGGGTCGGTGGACGGTAGCCGAAGATTGTCGCATCCTTCACGATCACCCTGTCAACGGTACTGCCGAATATGACGAAGGGTATCAGAAAGCCTATGACGGCAGGGTTGAACAGGACCGCAAGACGTACTGCAGGCGAAAGATCGATCGCCGCGGTTTTCGTGTCGGGATAGGCATGCCCGAAACAGGGACACTGGGCGACAGACGCTTTCAGTCGTCGTATCGCCGGGCAATTTATACTTATACAAAAATGGATGATGCCCCTCCAATCAGGGAATATGAGCCCAACGTGCCAATAGGCAGATTTGCCCGGGATATCGCCACGAACAGGAACGACATCATACAGCAGGCTCTTGAAGATGGCATCAGCCACCTGATTATGACCGATACAGATCAGATCTTACCGGATGACATCTTTGTAAAACTCATCGTTCACGCGGCCCGCGGCAAAGATGTTGTGATTGCCCCGGTTCATCGCCGTTATGACCCTTTTGATCTTATTCTCATGCGAGGCTCCAGCCCCGACGAGTATATTCATGTCGACGATGACGAGTGCTATTCGGGCAACCTCATAGAAGTCGACGCCGGTGGCGGGGGCTGTTTTATGGTTTCGATGAAAGCCGTGCTTGAAATCGACTATCCGTGGTTCACGCTCGACGAAAAAACGCCCCTGGGCGGTGATATGGGAGAGGACATAGCCTTCTTCTGGAAACTCAGGCAGAAGGGCTATCAGATATGGGCCGACACATCGATAGAGATCGGACATCTCGCGGATATCGTCATCAACAAGGAATTTCCGCATGATCTGGAAGAAGTTGCACAAGAAGTTTTATGGAGGGCAGTCAATAATAGGCTTGTAATTCGGGTTTCCTGAAAGCCTGATCAGCGGACAGGAACGAAAGAAAGAAGCAGGGACGGCAAGTAGGTGCCTACTCATCTACTCCGTCCCTTTTTTCTTTTGCCCGGCAAATTAATAAAGGAGGCACACCATGTCAGGAACCACCATCGAAGGTAAAAACTGTGCGTTTGAACTTTTTGGGCGTGAAAGTCGCCGGTATTGGCACATGGAAGTATACGCCGGGTGTCGCGGAGGAAATAGACGATACCGAATTCGGGGATACTTCAGAAAGGATTCTTCTCGGCATCCGGAAACGAGGGTCACTGACTTTCGAAGGGATTGCCAAACTGAGCAACGCGGAGCAAGAAACCCTGAAGCGAGCCCAGGTCAACGGGACCCAGATAACGAGCCTCGCCGCACGGATAGCGAGCAGTCGGGCCATGGTCCCGAACGTTACGACGGGATATCATTCCCCGCTCAGCACGACGGGCAACGCGACACAGCCGGGATATGTGAACGTGACGGCTTTCGATATCTCAGCCAGCAAGAATGACTCGGCAAAGATTTCGTTCACCTGCGTTGTTTCCGGTGATCTCGTAGAAGCGGCAGTATAAGGGGGTTTTATGCCTTTTGATTTCGAAATTGACCTTGATAGCGGTTTTCCTGAGACATGGTTCGGAGATACGCCCGGCAAAAGGGTGTGTCTCCGGCTCCCGGAACCTGAGAAGGCGAAGGAACTGAAAAAGAAGTTTCTTACGCCCAAGAAGACGGCCGTGCTCAATCCTTTTACGCGCCGAATGGAACTGGCCGACGACGACAGCAATTGTGACTATGACGGGTTCTTTATCGCCCTCACATGCCTGGCCATTGTCGATTGGGATATTGCCGACGTTCAGGGCAAGGCGATCACCTGCACGGAAGAGAACAAAAAAACGTTGCTAAAGGACGTCCGGTTTCTGGAATTCGTGAAGGAGTGCCTGGAGGAATTGAATAAACAGGCAAAACTCACGCGCGAGGAAGAGTCAAAAAACTGATTATCTTCGCGAGAACGGTGATCGATAAGCCGTCTTGCGAAGATTGCCGGGAGCTGTATGAAGACGATGGTCATCCACCCTGTGAAGAAATCAAAGAACCACCGGCAGGCGGGGAAGATCCTCCGCCCCGGTGTGAGTGGGGTGTACCCGATGTTATGCCGGGTAACGTGGAGGCCGTGACGATATGGTACAAGTGCCGAAAGCAGATCATAGCAGGCATGGGCGGCCCCATAGATATCAACGATCTGGCCGTGAAAATGTACATGGACCTATATGGCGTAAAAGATCAGAAAACGTGCCTGGAAAAGGTCAAGGTGCTGTCCGAAGAGTACTGGGCGGTAGTGATGGAGAGAGAACGTGCCAAAGTCTAAAGATTGACATCATCGTAGACGATCAGGGCAGGCCGGTTATCAACAACGTTACTCAGTCGATGCGTGAAACTTGCCGGGGCGACGAAACAGGCCGACGCTTCTCTGAGAACGCACACGGTCAGCACCAAAGGTCATGAATCCAGCATGGCGGGCCTTACCCGTACCGCCCTTCGCCTTTACGCCGCTTACTACGTGGTGAGTTCCGGCATCCAGGGCGTTACCTCCTTGCTCATGCAGGGCGTAAAGGCCATTGACGACTATAACCTGTCTATCGCCAAGATGGCCGCCATGATGACGGGCATGATGGAGCCGAACGGGAAGGGCCTTGCCGAGCAGTATCAGGAGGCACACGCATACGCCTCGCAGCTCAATGTGATGATCGAGCAGGTGGACAAGAACACCCTGCTTACCGCCTCTGACCTGCGACAGATCACGGAAGAAATGCTGAAGCAGGGCGTAGTCGTCGATACGAACAACAAGAAACAGGTCGAGGCCTTCACGAACATATCGAACGCCCTCGCGGTCATAGCGGCCGGGGCTCCGAATAAGGAAATTCAGCTCCGGCAGGAAATTCGGGCCTTGCTGTCCGGGCAGTTGAGGGACACCGATCAGTTATCGAAGATGCTGAACGCTCAGACGGGAAACCTGAAAGAGCAGATCGAGAAGCACAAAGAGCAGGGCGATCTTATTGAATGGTTGGGGCAGGAGCTTCGCGGATTCGCGGCCGCTCAGGGTGATATCAACTCCTCATGGGAGGCCATGAAAACGAGCCTCGAAACTATCTACAATCAAATCCTGAGAACGGGTTTTCAATCGGCGTTCCGTGACATTACGGGTAGCACGAAGAAGCTCAGTGATTGGGCGACGGAACACAGGTACCAGATAGCTGAGATCCTTGAAAAGGGCTACGCATACATCAAAATAGCCTTCTATGACATTAAAAACCTTGCCCTTGATGTTTGGTCCATCATGAAGGGCTACGAGCCTCTACTGCGAACCGTGGGCGGTCTGGCGCTGGGTCTAGCCGATGCCTTCGGGGGTGTTTATGCCCGTCTGCGTCCGATTGCCGAAATCACCGGTACAATCCTTGCCGGATGGCTTGAAATAGCCACGGCTGTTCTCCGTTTCAACCCCGCCGTTCTTGCGGCACGAATGGCCATTCAGGGACCGGGGGCAGTCTGGAAGGATGTCACGGACACATACGAACGGGGTAAGGGGATCAGGGATAAGCTGGAAGGCTATAAAATGGCCGATATCCCCGCTGCTATGGCGAAAGGCGCATCCGACCGCAAAGCCTATCAAGATGCGATACTGGCAGGTCTTGAAGGCAGTTCGTATGACATCACGGGATGGGGCGGGGCGGCAAAGCCGAAGCTCAAAACGTACACCGGTGGCGATGATAAGAAGAAAGCCGCCGACGCTTACGCAACCGCTCTCCGTCAAATCACCGATGAAACGAAGGCCTGGCAGGACAAAATAGCCGAGCTCAACCCGGCCCTCGACAAGGAAGATAATGCAATCCTCAAGCTCACGAACGACGCTGACACCCTGATTAAGAAACTCCAGGATCAAGCCGCGAAGGGTAAGGTCAATGTCGCTGATCAGATCGCCACGATCCGGGCAGGTCTTGAGCAGGGTATCCAATATATCTCCGAAAAGGAAATGACCAGACTCTACGACGAGTACCAGAAGCTTGTTTCCGATGAAGTGGATTACGGTCTTACCGAGAACGAACGGGCGGCCAACCTTATTATCCACAAGGAAGAAGAAAAGATAGACAAGCTTGCTGATATTTGGGCACGCGGGGCTATCACTGATCAGGAATTTTATGACCTCCTCGACAGGATACACTCCAACTCCCTTGCGGCACGCCTCGACAAGGAAACCGAGTACGCGAAGAAAGTCGCGGATATCAATTACGGCATGATTAACGGCATCAGGGGCATGGAGCAGTGGGCCTATGACCTTGAAATGCAGCAGATCGAGGCAAGGGCGGCGGCCTACCTCAAGGACGGCGCCGATCAGCGTGCAGTGGCCGCATGGACAGCCAACGAACAGCAAAAGGCTTGGGTGAAACTCGCTCAGAGGTCCAACTCCGTAACTGCCGGGATCTCCGCCGCATGGTACGATCTTTACCAGAATCAGCTCACTTGGGGACAGGCCTCCTACAACGTCATGATCGACCTGTACCAGAACATGGGCGATGCTTTCGGGTCATCCTTCTATGATGTGATCACCGGCGATCTCGATGACCTTTCGGACGTGTGGGACAATTTCTGGAAGTCGATGCTTACCAGTATGACGAACCAGCTCGGGCAGATGGTAGCTCAATGGCTCCTGTTCAACACGATCCTCGGGTCAACGTCTGGAACATCATTCGGGGGAATGTCATTCGGCGGCATGACCGGGAGCGGCGGTCTCGGCAGTCTGTCCAGCATGGCAAGCCTCGGAACAACGGCATATTCTCTTCTCGGCGGCGCAGGTGCGGCAGGCGGGATGCTTGAAGCCGGAATTCCCCTTGCAATGTCATCCGCTGAATACGTCCCCGCAATGGCAAGCACAGGCCTCTTCGGCGGTCTAGGTGAAGGTGCAATGTCTCTGTTTTCTGCCATTCCGGGTTGGGGATGGGCCCTGGGCGGCGCAAGCCTTTTAGGTGGTCTTTTCGGCGGGGACATCATTTCCGGAGTCGGCGACGTGGTTTCTGATATCGGTTCCGGTATCGGCGACGTGTTCGATGACATCGGAGATTGGTTTGGTGATGGGGCCGCTTTCTCGGGTGGCCGTGTAACTCCCTTTGCCCGTGGCGGCATCTTCAACAGCCCGACTCTCTTTCCGATGGCCAGTGGAATGGGCCTTATGGGAGAAGCGGGTCCGGAAGCAGTTATGCCACTGACAAGAGGCAGTGACGGCAAACTCGGCGTGAAGGCACAAGGCGGCGCCGGCGGTTTTAGCATCGGCGAACTGAAAATATTCATCGGGGACAAGGAAATCAGAGAGATTGCCCGGGCCGAGGCGGACGGGCAAATAGTCGCCCGCAATCAGCGCGGCTCGAAGCTCAATCCAGTGGATAGGGTGTATCAATAATGCTCCTTGTTGAATTCACCATAAATGGCGTCATCAACTATATCAGCATCGACGGCCATGGCCTTACCCATAACTGGCGGCCCAGGATCATCGATTTCACGGCTCCGGTGATCTCCATGCCCTCTCGACATGGCGGCTTCGCCAGTCTGGTTTTCGGTTCAATGACACTCAGTCAGGAACTATTCGCGAATGATTGGCCTCCGCCCGTGGACTGTCCGGTCAAGATTTATCACACAGACACGACAGAGTCCGCCCGTGAGCTCGTTTTCGAGGGAACCGCACAGCTACAGCCATTCGACCGTGAAGGCATTACCTACATGCTCTATAGGCCGTCATACGATGAGACGATTGCGGCGGCCACGGCGTACAATGACACCCTGAACAACGTCATCACGTCCATTCTGAGTACGATAGCCGAGATCAATACAGTGGATACGACCTATGCCCGGGCCTCATCTCCTAATGTGACTCATACCCTTGCCGATGATGAACTGGCGATCGATCTCGCATCCGCAATAGCCGAATTCTACAGCCATACCTTTTACATCATCGGTGACACCGCATATCTCGTCGACATGCTTCTCGACAACGGGGCGGTGCGGACGCTGACCGAATTCGNANTTTTCGCATATCCGGAATATGTCTATGACGTGATCTCGGTTGTGATCTGCAGTCAGTACAAGACCTTTTCCTCCTATCCCTATGGCCGGTCATTGACGATACAGCCGTATCACACGACGGAGGCGAATATCCTGGCGGCCATGTCTGACATATTGGCCATAGAAAACGCCCCCAGGGTGACGTTCGATATTCCGATGATCGCCGGGAACTTCCCGCTTATCGGCGAGAAGATCGTCCTGCCCGACACGGCTCACGTTGCCGATCTGGCATCATGGATCAGGACCAGGAAACTCACATACGATTTTCTCAATGATCAGATCAAGATCGAGGGAGAGGGGGCAATAGCGGCGGCATGAAAGTAATTATAGATACAGACCTTGCAGCGGTCCCGAACGCCACGACGATAGACAATATCACGTCGCTTGCGGCATCGTCGGAAGATGCCAATTTCCCGGCGACGAACCTTGCCAATGATTATCCGACCGATCTCTGGAAAGCAGCGGCGGGGGTTAAGACGGCTGTCCTGCTCTTGAACGTTTCAAAGGGTTCGGCGGTAGAGGTGTTCAACACGAATGCCAAAACCGTCACGGTCAGCGTCGGGGCGTGGGGGTCATATTCTCTTGAAAGCGGGTTCTCTCTTGAGGATGGGTTCTCTCTTGAGGACAACGAGGGATACGTTACCACTGCTTATTCTCTCCCCGGCCGCGCTGGCCGTCTATGGGCGGATTATACCGAAATCAACGTGCCTCATGTCGTGCAGGTCATACTCACAGCCGATGACACCGTTGAGGCGGGGATTGTCAGGGCGGGCGTGGTCGAAGAGTTCAAAGATCCTCATTACGGGCTCGACGAAAGCTCTATTGATTACAGTATCGACAAGGAAATGAACAACGGGGCGAGTTATTCGCGTAAAAGAAACATTGTCAGAACATTTGAGGGTCTTGAGATGGTCGAGACGCGCGCCAATTGCCACATATTTAAGCATGACGTTTTTGATGCGATAGGACCCCGGCCCGTGGCGATACGGCTTGCACACAACAAAATAACGGATTGGGAGTTCGTCCTGTTCGCAAAACGGATCGACCCGCCGAAAATCATCCACGATGCGGGGCCGACATATTCAAGACTTCAATTCTCATTAAAAGAGGTGGTGTAAAATGGCGAATAAACTTTACTGGTCAAAAACAGCCTTAACGGGCGGGGCCGCAACTGCCCTTGATTACATTGACGGTGACGATGACGGCAATACCGATCATCACGCCCTGACCGATGGGGACGTGGCGCATGTATTGGTAGGCGGGATACTTTACGTTTACCGTCTCGATGCTACCAGCGGGGCGGCAGAATCATCGCCTACCATTATCGCCCCCGATACCAATGCAGGGAATAAAAGGTGGATACTGCAAGAGTCCCGGTCGATAGCCGTAGGTTCCGACGCCGACGGCGATATGTACTACCGGGCCGCGTCGGTCCTTGCGCGACTCGCCAAAGGGACAGCCAATACAAAAATGTTCATGAACGCCGGTGCTACCGCCCCCGAATGGGCCTCCGGTATAAAGCTCGGCACCTTCACCCGCGCAATGGACGGGACAAGTGGGGACGTGGCATACACGGCGGTTGGTTTCAAGCCTTCCGCGATCATCTTTATTGTAGGACATACAACATCGGTAGGCTGGGGCTCAATCGGCTTTTCCGATGGCACATTGAATTATTGTCAGTTTAGCAATTCCGTCGCCTCCACGGGAACACAAACAATAGATACATCCAAGGCGATTCTGCTGCTGAACACGGGGTCTCAGGTGGCCATCGTCAAAACGATGGACGCGGACGGCTTCACTCTCACATGGTCACTCTCCGGGAACGCCGGCACATCGACAGCCACGGGCATTTATATTGCCCTGAGATAGGGAGGGAATATGGACAGAGTTTGCATAGATAAGACAACTGGACAGCTTATCGAGATGCAATCGGGGGGATATGACGACGAGGCCTTAAGGGCGTCCCGTCTCGATACCCTGCGACAGAACGCGATCAACGCGGGGTACGCAGAGGCCGAGATAGAGGTTAAATGGGTGACGGACGAGGAACTTGCGGCACTGATAGCGGCAAACTACGTGCCACCCCGGATCACCACCCTCACCATGCGGCAGGCCCGTTTGCAAATGCTGGCAATGGGAGTTTTGTCCCAAGTCGAGGCGGCGGTGTCACAGGCCGGGGATGCGGCGCAGATTGAATGGGAATACGCACAGACGGTGGAAAGGGATTACCCGCTGTTTCTGGTAATCAAAGGGGCGCTCGGGTTCACGGACGAGCAGGAGGAAACCTTTTTCAGCGAAGGGGCGAAACTATGAAAAAACTCTCCCTGATCCTCCTTTTCCTCCTCCTGCCCGCGATTGGGTGGGGGGCTACAATCAATGGAGGTCAATTCTAATGAAAAAAGGTAAGTTCTTAATTATTATCGCAATCCTTCTTTTTGCATCCATCGCTCAAGCGGTAGAAATCGAGCGCGTTGTCGTAAGCGGTGTGTGCCGTGCATGGAAATACTCTGACTCAGCCGGGAATGTGGTCAGGATAGACCTTCATGCCGATACCGCAGTTACCGATTATGGTGCGGTGGCAACCGTGGGAAGCATTGCGTGGGCAACGGCGACACTTACCGCAAAGGGCGTCATCCACCTCAACCCCGGCAACTACGTTCTCACCACGGGGATTGTGCTAGGGGCGGGACAGGTGCTTCAAGGTGCGGGGATAGATAGTACGAAGATACGTGCCAATACAGCCAATGCTGCCACGAATGTTATTACCCTCGGAGGCGACTATGCCAGCGTGGAAAAACTCTGGATTTATATGCCCGCCGCATTCTCAGGAAGCGCGGTGCGGACGTATATGCTCGTAGACGGCCCGAAGAAAACCACCATACGGGACATATACATCACCGATGCAGGGACGGCAGGAACCGGCTGGGGCATTGACATCGGAAACGCATATCAGGGTGAAATATCGAACATAAAAATGTCAATCCATGCCAACGGCCTCCAGTTTGCCGAAACGAAGGATAACTCTAACGTGGGTGACTGCCTCATCGAGAAT